TTAAAAGTAAATAACGCAGTTATTACTGATGAAAACGGTGTTGAAGATCACGATAAAGGTATTGCTTTTTTAAAAGCTCTTCCAGGAAATGCAGATAAAAATTTCTTAAGAACTTCTTTTGGAACTTATACAAATGTACACCATGACGTAGATCCTGTAACAGGTGAAATGACAGTAAGCGATGATCAATCTAAAGCATTTAGAAAAAACTATGCTGGAGCAGGTATGTATTATCACCCTGATCTAGATGGTTTTGCTCATCCACAACCTTTCCCATCTTGGGTTTTAGATGAAGAAACTTGTGTTTGGCACGCTCCAGTTGCTAGACCAGACGATGGTCAACAATACGACTGGGACGAAGACACAGGTAGTTGGGTATTGAAGTCCTAATTAATTTAATATAATATACAGTTATATGAGAAAGCAAAAAGAGATGGCTAACGCTTGGCCGTTTGATACAGATCAAATTAATTTATATGCCTATTGGGATAACTTATTTGATGAAAAAGAATGTAATCAAATAATTAAATTAGGTAAATCTAAACTAGAACGAGCCGGAATATCTAAAAAAAATATAGTTAATAAATCAATAAGAGATAGTAAAATAGGTTGGATATTTCCTGATGATAAAAACGCTTGGATCTTTCAAAAAATAACAAGGGCTATTACAGATTTAAACAAAAGATTTTTTGGATTTGATTTATGGGGTGCAATAGAGGGTTTACAGTTTACAAGCTATCAAGCTCCAGGACAACATTATCACAAACATGTTGATAGAGTTTTTCAAGGAATTATTAGAAAAGTATCTTTGACTATTGAGTTAACCGATCCAAAAACATACAAAGGAGGGGATCTTGTATTGTATGAAGGAGATGTTGGAACAACACCACCAAAAGCACAAGGTAAATTAATAGCATTTCCTAGTTTTTTAGTTCATGAAGTAAAGCCAGTTACGAAAGGAACAAGATACTCTTTAGTATGTTGGGTAACAGGACCAAATTTTAAATGAGTTTTAAAAAGAATAAATATACAGTAATTAAAAATTTTGTTTCAAAAGACGTTACAAAATTTATTTATGATTACTTTTTGTTTAAAAGAAAAGCTGTAAAGTATATGTACGATGCCGGTTTTCCTCCTCATTCTATAACAGGGACTTTTGAAGATGAGTATGTTCCAGATGTTTACTGCGCTTATGGTGATTTTGTTTTAGAAAATATATTAGAAAAATCATTACCTAATGTAGAAAAAGCTACAGGATATAAACTATATCCAACATATAGTTATATGCGAGTTTATGAGAAAGGCAGTGAATTAAAAAGACATACTGATAGACCAAGTTGTGAAATATCAGCTACTATAAACTTTGGTGGAGACCCTTGGCCTATATTTGTCCACGATGAAAAGAAAGATGAGACTCTTTCAATTGATTTAAAACCCGGAGATGGTTTGTTTTATAGAGGTTGTATACTACCACATTGGAGAGAAAAATTTAAAGGAGACCTTTGCGTACAGGCTTTTTTTCATTATAATGATAAAAAAGGTCCCTTAAAAGATCAAAATAAATTTGATAGAAGACCTTTGTTAGGACTCCCTCTTGATTATAGAAAAGACTGATATAATAAAAAGATTTTCAAAATATCTAACAGGTATAGAATACCCAAAAGAAAAAACATCTTGGAATATATCTGGCATGATAAAAGGTAAAAATTCTCATTACAGATTTGATGTAAGAGACATGTTTAAAATGTCCGATGGTGCATCAGCACAAAAAGCTAGTCTTAATTCACAAGCACAAAAAATGGTGCTTGAAGGTGAAAAACAATGGCTTATTCTAGATCTAGAAGAGCTTCATGAATATATACGTAGAGAAAAGAAGCGAAAGGTCTATATAAATGATTTGATCGATAATTTAGAATGGACTATATTTTTACCTAAAAACTAGTATAATGGATTATTATGCCGTTAAAAAAACTTAATTTTGCACCAGGATTTAACAAACAAGTAACCGCTTCAGGCGCTGAAGGTCAGTGGGTGGATGGAGATTTTGTTCGTTTTAGGTCTGGCTTACCAGAAAAGATAGGTGGTTGGAAACAACTCACTGTGGCTCAAAAAGAGCTACCTGGTGTTGCTAGAGCACAACATGCTTTTACCTCTTTAGCTGGTGAGAAGTATACAGCTATAGGTACATCTCAAGGTTTGTTTTTATACTATGGTGAAGACTTCTACGATATCTCACCTTTAGCAACTGCCATAACAGGCGCTACTTTTACATCGACAAACAACAACGCAACCGTAACAATAAACAAAACCTCTCATGGTTTAGCTGTAGGAAGATATGTAACTTTCTCTTCAGTAACTTTACCTGGTGGTGGAGCTACAGGATATGCGGTAACAGATTTCACAGAAAAAACTTATGAGGTTATAACGTCAGCTACAAACTCATTTACTATCACCATGTCTGCTGTTGAGTCAGGGACAGGTATGACAGCTGCAGGAGCTGCAACTATTAATCCATATGAATTAATTGGACCAACTTTTCAAACAACTGGTTATGGTTGGGGTACATATCTTTGGGGTGATTCCACATGGGGCACAGCAAGAACTATATCTGATGTAACATTAGATCCAGGTCTCTGGTCACTCGATAATTTTGGAGAAGTATTGGTTGCAACTATACACAACGGAAAAACTTTTACTTGGAACGCAGGAGCTGCTGGTGCTAGATCAATTAGAGCATCTACATCAACAACAGACTTTGCGACGACTTCTAATCCAACGGCTTCTATTATGACTCTTGTGTCAGATAGAGATAGACATTTATTTCATTTAGGAACTGAAACAACTATTGGTAACCCTGCAACTCAAGATCCGATGTTTATTCGATTCTCTAATCAAGAAAATTTAAATAGCTACGCACCAACAGCAACTAACACTGCTGGAACTTTTAGACTTGATGCTGGTAGCGAGATACGGGCAGCTGTAAATGCGAAAGACTATACACTTGTAGTTACGGATCAAGCAGCTTACACTATACAATTTGTTGGACCTCCTTTTACATTTAGTGTTAGACAGGTTGGTACAGGTTGTGGATGTATTGGACAAAATGCAATCGTATACGCAAATGGTGCTGTGTATTGGATGGGTGATGCAGGTGGTTTCTTTGTGTTTGATGGTACAGTGAAATCTCTACCTTGTTTGGTAGAAGATTTTGTATTTACAACAGATGGTGAAAATCTTGGATTAAACTTTGGATCTAACCAAACTATTGCTGCTGGGTATAATTCTTTGTACGACGAAGTTATGTGGTTCTATCCTAAATCAGGATCTACACAAATTGATAGAGTTGTTACATATAATTACGGAGAGAATGTATGGACAACAGGATCGTTAGCAAGAACAACCTATGTTGATGCCTATGTGTTTGATAACCCATACGCAACAGAGTACATAACAACTGCCACACCAAACTTTCCAATACAAGGTATTACAAACAGAGTTGGTGCAACGACATATTACTCTCATGAAGATGGTAACGATCAAGTCGCTAATGGAACAACTACAGCTATACAAGCTTTTATAAGATCTGGAGATTTAGATATTGATGATGGTGAAATATTTTCATCTATCAGAAGGTTTATCCCTGATTACAAATACATTGTAGGTAATTCTAAAGTTACATTGTTTATAAATGATTATCCAAACAACACAGCTACAAGCTCACCTCTTGGACCCTTTACTGTAACTTCAACAACAGACAAGGTAGATACAAGAGCCAGAGGTAGATTAATTGCCATAAAAATAGAAAATGATGGCTCTGGACAAAACTGGAGATATGGAACTTTAAGAGTTGATGCACAACCGGACGGTAGAAGATAATGGCAAAGATAACTGTATATATACCAGAACCAAAGACTGAATATGAGGTTGACAATCAAAGACAAATACTTGCGTCTCTTGATAGTATTAAGAATCAATTAAATTTTGCTTTTCAAACAGACTTAAAAAATGAGCAAGATGCTTTTAACTATTTTATGAACTAATGACTATACAATATAAAAATCAAGGTTTTAAACAAGCGGATACAAGCAAAGCTACAGTGCTTACTTGTCCTACTAACGGAACAATCATAGTTAAAAGCATATACTGTGCAAACAACGATGCATCATCAGCTATTCTTGTAAATATGAACTTTGTTGATTCATCTGACTCAAGCGCTGAGTATGAATTTTTTAGGGATGATGTGGCAGCTAAAACACAAATAAATGCTTCACCTGAAGGCTTGAATTTAGAAGCAGGAGATGCTATAACTGTGCAAGCAGCTACAGGAAGTAATACGATACAGGGCCTGATTAGTTATGCTTTAATAGACAGATCGCAAGAAAATGGATAAAGAGATTTTAAAAATTAATTGTACAACAGTTACTGTTTGTAAAAACAGATTTACTGGTAGAGTATATAAAGATGAAGCAGAGATGAAAGCGGACGTTGCAGATCCAAATACAGATACAGTAATCGATCATGTCCAACAAGATACAACTGTGCATGTATCTCCAAAGGGTATGAACGCATTACAAAGAATTATGAATGGAAAAAAATAAACCACAAGGCGGAACAGAATTACAATTAGCTTATCTACATAAATACGTAGATAAAGAACTATTAGATAAGGTACAGATTACAACCTCTATTCCAGGTAAAATACCTCTATCAAAAGATAAGCCAAATATACTATGGCAAAAGAATTCTTGGGATCAACCCAATATACATCCATGGTTTAGTAAACCTGACAATCATAAACAGTACGATTGGTATGTATTTAACAGTCATTGGAACTATAATAACTTTGTAAAATTCTATAAGTTACCTGCAGAAAAATGTGTGGTTATAAAAAACGGTATAGATAATATAAAACCTAGAGATAAAGTTTTTCATCCTAAAAGAGATAAATGTAGAATTATACATCATTGCACACCATGGAGAGGATTAAATGTATTGCTTGGTGCTATGGAATTAATTAAAGACCCAATGATAGAACTAGATGTTTTCTCTAGTTGTGAAGTATATGGTAAAGATTTTGCAGATGCTCACGAAAAAAAATATCAACCTTTGTATGATCATGCAAAAAAATTACCCAATGTAAATTATCTTGGTTTTAGAAATAATGAATGGATAAAAAAACATCTTAAAAATTATAATATGTTTGTATACCCAAGTATCTGGGAAGAAACATTTTGTATATCACTATTAGAATCTATGGCTGCAGGTTTATATTGTATTGTATCAAACTATGGAGCTTTACCTGAAACAGGAGCAGAGTTTCCAATGTATGTGACGCATAGTAACAATCATCATTTCTTAGCTAGAAAAGTTGCCATAGGTATTGAGTCTGCGAAGAAAACATTAGATCAACCTGCAATTCAACAACACTTGGCTAGGCAAGTAGAATATGCTAATACATATTATAACTGGCCTAAGATAGCTATAACTTGGACACACTTACTGAAAGGAATATTAAATGGCAAATGAATATAACAACGAACCAATAACTTTTGATTTGACCGGTCAAAAAGAATTAAATTTAGGATTACCAAAATATAGAATAATGGTCGGGACACCTGTTCATAGTGAATGTTCTATACATTACACACAAGCTCTTTTAAAATTTCAACAACAGTGTATGCAAAGAAATATATTAGTTAGTTTTACTTTATATAAATCTTCTCTTGTACAACAAGGTAGAAATTTAATTGTTTCAGAGTTTTTAAATGAAGCAGATAAGTATACACATTTATTATTCATAGACTCAGACATAGACTTTCAAGCTAGAAGTATATTTAAAATGTTAGAAAAAGATAAAGATATTATAGCTGTGCCATATCCAATGAAATATATTGATTGGGATAAGATTAAAAGAAGAATGGATGCATTCAAAATGGACGACATAAGAGAAATAGCTAAAGCAGGTTTTCATTATCCTATTAAAGTAGAGGGTATGAACGAAGTTATAGTTGATGATGGTGTAGCAGAAGTAACTCATGCGCCAACTGGATGTATGTTAATTAAAAGAGAAGTTCTTGAAAAGATGATAAAGAAATATCCTGAGTTAGAAATACACCAACCTACACTAGTTAACGGAAAAGAAGACCATAAAAAGAACTTTTTTAATTTATTTGAATGTTTACATGATCTAAAAACTAAACAATATTACGGTGAAGACTTTGGTTTTTGTAAAAGATGGACAGCTATGGGCGGTAAAATACACTTATATTGTATGGATCATATATCTCACACTGGTGAATATGAATATTGTGGTAGATATTGGGACGAATTATTAGCTTCTAAGAAGGCTATCGATATAAGAGAAAAGTCTGTTGACCAGCCCAAAAAAATCACATAAAATAACAGATTACAGGATCTGTAAGCCTGCCAATAACAATTTAGCTAAATTATGACAATATCTAGAGGACAGATGAATAGAGAATTATACGGACTAGGAAGTCTCGTAAAGAAAATTACTGGAGGAGCTAAGAAAGCTGTTAAAAAAGTAGCTGGTGGTATTGGTGATATAATATCTTCTGACATAGGTAAGGCCGCTCTATTGGCTTACGGAGGTTATAAACTAGGTCCTATGCTAGGTACCAAATTAGGTAGTATGTCTATGCCTAAATTTTTAACAGGTAATGTAGCTAAGAATCTAGCTATAGGTGCTGCAGGAGCAATGTTTGGTGGTGCTTTCGCAGGTAAATCTGAAGAAGAAGTTGCAGAGATAACTAGAGATCAAGAAACTTTAAAATCATATTTAAGACAATACTATACAAACTTAAACCCAGAATTACGTAGTCAACCTGATAAGGTTGAGGAGTTTGTTAATGCTCAAGTAATAGAATATAACCAAGGTAGAGGCGGATATGCATTAGGCGGAGACACGGCTAGTGACAATGCTATGCAAGCATCGGGTGTCGAGAGACTACCTATGAGACAAAATCCAGAGGGTATTATGGAATTAGATCTTAGAGAAACTGGTGGATTTATACCTCCAGTTGGTATAAAAGAAAAAGAAGATGATATCCCAGCGATGTTATCAAACAACGAATTTGTATTTACAGCCGATGCAGTAAGAGGCATGGGCGAAGGAGATGTTAACAAAGGCGCTGAGCGTATGTATAACATGATGAAAACCCTTGAAAGAGGAGGAAGAGTTTAATGGCAGAAACACAAACAATAAGACAACTACCACCTGAATTTATAGAAGCAGCCGGCAAAACGTATTTAGATGATCTTACAAAAGCAGTCGGTGGCTTTAAGACACAAGACTTATCAAAAGTTATGGGTCCTCAGTTTGTTGCTGGACCTGGAGCATTAACAACACAAGCAGAAAGTTTAGCATCTGGACTTGGTGGCTTCCAACCTTTCTTAACAGAAGCACAACAATTAACAGGGCCAACAGCTTATCAAGCTTACATGTCTCCATATCAAACAGATGTTATTGACACAACACTTGCAGAATTTGATAGACAAACACAAGCTGGTTTACCTTCACTATCAGCTCAAGCAATAGGTGCAGGAGCATTTGGCGGTGGAAGACAAGGTGTTGTAGAAGCAGAATACTTAACAGGTCAAGCTAGAAACAGAGCAGCATTACAAGCTCAGTTATTAGGACAAGGATTTACTCAAGCACAAGGTTTAGCTCAACAAGATTTTTTAAGAAACATTAATTTAGCACAACAAACACCTGCATTGTTAGGTCAACAAATAGGAGCTCTAACAACATTAGGTGGTCAACAACAATCAAGAGATCAAGCAACGTTAGCTGCGCAACAACAACTTGCACAGAGACAAGCTTTCCAACCTTTGGAAGCAGCTCAGACTTTAGGTCAAGGTATTGTGCCTTTAATATCAGGATACCCTGGTACAGAGAGACAAATGACAACACCTTCACCAAGTCCTTTACAAACAGGATTAAGTACAGGTGCTACGTTAGCTGGTATCTATAGGTTATTTAAGGGGTAATATGAGTAGAACATTAAAAAGACCGATGTTTAGAAGAGGCGGAGAAGTTAACGATGGTATCGTTGGCTTAGCTCAACCTAGAAGAAATTATTCAACAGGTAAAACTAGAGAAGAAATGATTGAAGAAATATTTGAAACATCTGGGTTAACAAAATCAGGTAAAAGTTATGCTGAAACAGCTATGAGACTTGCTAATTTAGGTAGACCATCAGACCAAGATTTATTAACAAATGTATTAATTCAAGGTGGATTAAAAGGTTTGTCTACAACAGGAGGTGGTAGTGCGGTTGCTAATTTAGCAAAAGCTTTTGAAGGACCTACAACTCAAGCATTAAAACAAAGAACAGCAGGTAAAGGTTTAGGTGTAGCCGGAGCTATGAAAGGTCTTGAACTTGGTATTAAAAAAGATATTGCAGACAAAGCATTACAATCAAAAATAGGTAAAGGATTTGAATCAGGAACTCTTGCAGCTATAACAAAAGAAGTGCAGAACGCTTTAGGTAAAGATGTTGTGGGTGAGGAAGCTAGAATTAAAGCTGTAAACTTAGCACCAAAAGTTGCTAAAGCTAGAACAACTCCTGGTATATTTTATCAAGGTATTTTAATTATGGACAAGAAAGATACATCAAAACCTGATTTAGGTTATATGGCATCACAACCAGATGGAGCTATTTTTTTAAATCCAAACAATAATCTTTTCTACACAAAAGACGACAATAAACTAAAACTTGTAGATCAACAGACATTAAAACTAGATGTAACAGAAGAGGAGTAAGATGGATAGAGAATTTGATCTTACAATCCAGGATCAGGACAAAGATCAGGATATCTCTTTAGATCAACCATCTACAGAAATATCTCTTGAAGAAGAAGTTGAAACACTTCAACCCCCAGCAGCAGATGATAATGAAGTAAGTCAAATACATGGCGCTATGTCAGGTATTGCATCTGGTATTATTAAAGTACCTGAAGGTATATTTTCATTAGGTGCAGAACTTATGGATGCTACAGGTATGACAACAGATGCTGCAGCACGAGTAGAACAAGTATTTGATAAAATAAATATATTTGAAGAGACAGCTGAGAAAACAGCTGCAGGTAAAATTACACAAGCATTGGTGCAAATTGGTATACCAGCAACAGCTGCTGCAACAGCTGCCAGAAAATTAGCGTTGAAAGGTTTACGAGCTAGAAAAGCAGGATTGTATTTAAATCCAAAAGCAAAAAATTTACAAAAAGGTTTAAAAAAAGCAAAAGAACTAAAATTAACTACAGGTCAAAACATAGGTGTAATTGCTTTAGGTGGCGCAGCAGGAGAAACTCTAGTTGGTGAGGTAGAAGATATAGGAACTATCGGTGATGTATTTGAAGCCGGTCCAACAGAATTAGATAGAAATGTACAAGCAGATCCAAAAGCAGACGCTAGAAGAAAAATATTAAACAGATTAAGATTTAGTGCTGAGTCTATACCTTTGACAGGATTAGTATTTGGTACAGGTGTTGGATTAAGAGAACTGGCACTGCGTGGTAAACAGGCAATATATAGTAACGATAAACTAATAAGACTTTTTGATAAAATTGGTTCTGCGTTTAGACCAAGAGGCGCGCAACCACAAGAATTATTTTTAACAAAAAGAACTGAAAAAGGTAGACAGATGGCAGATACAAATTTTGCCATGGAACAAGTAAAACGTATAGATAAAGAAGTAAATAAAATGTTTCCAACAATGAAAACATTTTTAAATAAAACAACAGAAGAGAACAGAGGTAAATTTTTTAAAGAAGTAAACGATCTTATGTTTGAGGGAGATTTAAAAAAAGGTCTACCTGCTGACGCTATAAACGCTTTTACTAAATCAGCTAGAAAACAAGGAGCTAAAGAAGAAAACATAAACACTATTGTAGAATCATCTAATAAAGTTAGAAATAAATTTTCTGAGTTAATGGACATTACAGCTCAAGGACCTGTAGGTATGAAATCAGCAACGGGGAAAAAATTACAAGCAAACTTAAGAGAGCTAATGGGAGATAGAGTAAAACAATTTATTGGTACAACATATAGAATTTTTCAAAACCAAGACTTTGGTTTTTATAGTAGATTTAAACCAGCAGAAGAAGCAGTTGAGAACGCAAAAGAATTGTTTAAAAGATACGCAGCAAAGAATAATAATCCAATTACAGACGAAGCTGCAGAATCTATGGTTAATGATGTCTTACTACAAGCAAAACAATATAATCCAAAAAGTAAATTACCTACGTTTGAGTTTGATAACTTGGCTCAAGGAGCTAGCACACCTTCAAACATAAAAACATTTGCACAGACTTTGACTAAAGAACTACCTGATGGCTCACAAGAAATAAAAGTTATAGGTAAAGGTAGTAAAGTATTTAGAGAATTATTTGGTGAGATTGAAGATGCAAGATATTCTATATACGAAGGTATCAATAGATTATCTATGATAGCTAGAAAGAATCAATTGTTTGATGAAATATTAGATGTTGATCAAAGATTAAAAGATGCAGCTACAGCTACAACAGCTCCTGGATCAAAAGGTTTTTTCTTTGCAAATCCAAAAGATGCAAGGCAAGCATTACCTAACACAGAGATTGTAAAGATAGATCCGTATGTGCAAGAGTATTTTACTGATGGTGTATTGATAAATAGATTACAAGGTCAGTATACATCTAAAGAAATAGCAGAAGCATTTAGTAATGCAAATAAAGTATCTGAATGGATGAGAGGAGAGAAAGGTAACTTTGCAGCTAGAACAGCGTCAGGTGCGTATAGAAATTTATTCTTAACACCAAAAGCAGTATCACAATATGCAAAAACAGTTTTATCTATACCTACACATTTTAGAAACTTTTTATCTTCTTCTGCATTTGCACTAGCTAACGGTGCACTGTCCAATCCTATTTATATGATAAGAGGTTTTAACCAAGCAAGAAAAAGTTTAAACGTTGGTTTAAGAGATCCTAAAGCTATGGATTACTACAGAGAGTTATTAGAACTTGGTGTTACAAATACTAACGTAAGAATGGGAGATCTTAAAAATCTTATGCGTGATGCAAAGATATTTGAGTCTGGTAATATTGCGACAGACTCTATTTTAAAACCTATGTTCAGAGCTTTAGGTAAAGCAGGAGAAGGCACGTTAAGAAAAGCTAGAGCCATAGGTCAAGGATTTCAAGATGTTTATGTAGCTGAAGATGATTTTTGGAAAATTACAATGTATGAAACAGAAAAACTTAGAAGAGCAGATGCATACGCAAAAGCAGGTATTAAAAAATCAGCTCAAGAATTAAAAGAAGAAGCTGCTGATATTGTAAGAAATACAATACCAAACTATGCGTACGTTGGTGACTTTGTAAGAACAATGCGTGTTACACCGTTTGGTAATTTTATGTCATGGCCATCAGAAGTATTTAGAACAAGCGGTGGTATTTTTGAAACAATACTAAAAGATTTAAGAGATCCTGTAACAGGAAGTATAAATTATTTTAAAAGCACAAACCCTATGAAAAATATTGCCTTATCAAGAGCAGCCGGATCGGCTGCTGCGTTTTCAATTATACCGTATGGTATCGTTGAAGGATCAAAAGCTATCTTCGGTGTATCAGACAAAGAGGCACTAGCAGCGAGAGACTTAGGTGTTGCACCCTGGTCTAAAAACTCACAGCTTATATTTGTAAAAGATCCTAATACAGGTGAATTATTTTATAGTGATTGGAGTCATAACAATGTGTATGACACAGTGCAAAGACCGTTCAGAACTATATTACAAAATATTCAACAGGGTATTGAAGATGAAGAAGTATTAGCAAAAGGTTTTTATGAAGGGCTTACAAAAGCTATGGCTGAAACAGCTAACCCATTTATCGGTGAGTCTATTTTTACAGAAGCTATTGGAGACATTGTAGCTAGAGGTGGTGTAACAAAAGATGGTGTTACATTATATACAGAGCAAACACCTAGAAATGAAAAGTATGATAGAATGTTAAAACATGTTGTTGAATCACAGTTACCACAATACAAACAGTTTGTAAGAGTTTACGACTCAGCAACCGGTAAGCCAGATAGAAACGGAGATGTTATAGAAATAGATAAATCTCTTGCTGGTGTATTTGGTTTTAGATTAATACCTATTAAACCAGAGTCAGCTCTTGAGTTTGCAATTAATGATTTTAACTCAGGTATACGTAACTCTAGAAAAGAATTTACTGGAGGTAGAGAAGGTGTAATTAGACCTAATAAGTCAATGGAAGAAGTTATTGAGAGATATTTTGTAGCTAACAAAGCTATGTTTGATGTTAACAGAACTATGAGAAATAAAATTAGAAGTGCTAAAACTTTAGGTATGTCTGACGATGCAATAGCAAAAACTTTTATAGATAGAAATCAAAAGAAAAATTACCAGTATGTAAAAGAAGGTTTATTTAGACCATATTTTCCTAGTAAAGACATACGTAAATCTTTAATAGAGATAGAACAAAAAACAGGGCAAGACTTTTATAGCCAAGCAGAACCTGTAATTAATAGAATGTATCAAGATTTTAATGGAGCAACTTTATCTGGTGAGTGGAACTTTAGATTAGAAGATTACATACCACCTCCAGCAGAGAGAAGTCAGTTGCCCCCACAACCTCAGCCAAATCCCTCTATAGTACAAGCTCCAACACCTATGACTACTGGGTTGACACCAGCTGAGAGAACGTTATTATCAGAGGAAGAGAAGATGATTAGGCTTCGAAATAGAGGATTAGCATAATGGATTTAACACAATTATCAGAAGAAGAACTTCAACAGCTGGCCAATATTGGCAACTTTGCTGCTATGTCAGAGTTAGCAAGCAGAAGATCTGCTGATAATACTATGGGAGACATGTCTGCTATTGAAAGAGAAAACCTCAGAGAAGCAATAAAAAGAAATTTAGTAACAGATACACAAGGTGACATCCAAACTTTTGACATAGAGAAAGATGGTGATGATGACCTTATGGAATATAGCGACAGTGAATTAATGGAAAGTGATACAACATCACAGCGTAACCCTCTCTTAGACCTTCTTACACAAGGCGGCACTAAATTATTAGATTTCATAGGAAGCGGAGGCATCATAGGTAACACTTTAAGTTCATTAGGAGATGTGGGACAGGTGATTTTTAATCCTAAAGAATCTAAATATTACAGAGGAGTATCAGATCAAGACTTAGCTGGTTTTGGCGGAACGTTATTTGGAAAGACAGCAGAAGAATTAAATAGAATGAATGCTTTAGGTGGTTATTATTCTGATCCTATGAGAGAAATGAGAAGCAGATCAAACAGAATTTCAAATATGTTACAAAGAGGTGCGGCAGGTAAAGGATATAGCCAGGCAAGTTTAGATAATCTTTTAGGCCAATTTGGTTTTAAAGATATTGATACACAAGGTATGATGGATTCAATTCAAGAATCTTCTCAAACAGGTTACGGTGGACTTGGTAGCGCACAAGCCGCAGCAACCGCAGCAGCTATGGGAGGTCGAGATTATAGTAGATCACCTGGTGCTATGGCTGGTGATATGGAGTATGACGAAGAATAATGGCTAACGGTAAACCACCAAAGACTACCGGCGAACATTTAGTATCTCTGTATGGTTACGTACAAGGTTTTAAAAGACAGATAGATCATTTACATCAAGATGTAGGAAAGTTAGAAAGAAAAACAGATGTTGTAATTTACTGGATTGTTGGTGGTGCATTTACAACAATACTTACGCTTGTTGGTCTCTTTAATTTATTTATGAATTAATCTTCTCGGTCGTCGTGCCAACGTTCATTTATTTTACTGGCCATCCAATAAGCTATCGGAATACATAATATAAAAGTTATTTCTGCTGCTCGCAATACACTGACATCCCATAATTTATAAACAATATGGTGAATACCAATTGGTGCAAACGCACCAACACATAATAATATTGCCATTCTAATATAATAAGGATATTTCATATCCAATCTTTTAACTCTTCTCCCATGATTTCGGTAGCTATATTTACTTTTTGTCGTAAAGATTTTACTATTCTCATATCTATAGTGTCTTCTGCCATAATATCTATATAAGTCATAGGTTTTTCTTGACCTATTCTATCTATTCTAGCTTCAGATTGTTGTCTTTTTTCTAGATCATAGCCATTAGAGTAGTAAATCATAGTTGATGCACCTGTAAGAGTTATACCATAACCACCTGTTTGAGGTGTGCCTACTATAAATCTAACTGGTGATTCTGGGTCCTGTATTTTTTGAATAGCTCTCTGTCTATCGTCTGTAGATGTATCACCGTAATAAGTTACCACAGAATTATTACCATATTTTTTTGATATAGCTTGTACAATTTTTTCTATGTCATACCTATAATGAGCCCATATAACAGCTTTACCCTCAACTTCTTCTAGTATGTCCATCAGTTGAGATATACGATTGTTTTTTATCTCTTGCACTGAACCGTCATTAGCTGTGAAATGACCACAAGTAATTTGATGTAATCTCATAAGCTGAGTAATTACAGTGGCTGATGTAACCATCTTACCATTTAATACAGCAAGTGCTTCTTGTTTCATTTGTTTATAAACTTTCTTTTGATCGTCAGACAAATCAATAGTACGTTTTAAATATGTTTTCTTTGGTAAATCTAAACAATCATCTTTTAATACACGATAAGAAAAAGGTTTTATTTTATCTGATAGTTCACCTAGGTTTCTGTATCCAACAACAATCTCAACTTGTCTACCATGAACCTGTATTTTTCTACAGATAGCATATCTAGTTCTAAAAGAATAATAAGAAGATTGATCCAACAACCAAGGATCTAAAAATTGACATTGAGAATATAAATCAAGAGGTGATTTAGTTACAGGTGAACCTGTAAGTATTCTTCTATATTTAGTAAGAGATCTTAAAGACAAAATATTTTTAGTTCTTTTAGCAGCAGGGTTTTTTATAGTTGTAGACTCATCAATACCCAGCAATGCATTATGACTATTCAAAAATTTATGCGCAAACTGTAGTCCTTTTTTAGTTGAAAAAGCTTCAACATTCATAATTAATATATGAAGTTCCGCTCCTGTTTTAAACAAAGGTTTTAACTCTTTTGCATTAGGATCTGTACGCCATAGACCCATAACTTTTGGTATGTAATCTGGCATATGATTAGGTATCTCTTGGTCAAACCAAGTTTTATATACACCTTTTGGTGCTACTATTAGTGCAGCGTTTATCTTACCACTATTATATAACATGGCGATATTGTCTATTAAGACCTTTGATTTACCTGTACCCATCTCCATAAAATAAGCGAATACTTCTTTATCCCACGACATTTTAAGGGCCTTATCTTGATGAGCAAAAGGCTTGCTTTTATGTTTATAATGCATAATATATTTTTACTTTCTATTGGAAGCATATACATTATGTGTTATAAAATGTCAAGAAGGATATATTATTAATGAGAATGTCTAATCAGCCATCTGATAACAAAGCAACTGTTTTTGTTATACAAGATATACCGGGGTCAAAAATAGGAGCTCCCAAAATAAATATTATTGGTGCTAGAGAATTTGGTAATTTAAAAGTATTACTACCAGAAAACTCTCAAATTATTTTAAGCCCTGCTTATGTAACTCAAACATTAAAACAAAAATTAAAAGATTATCAGTTATCTGATTATTTACTACTTACAGGCGATCCTGCCATAATTGGTGTGGCCTGTTCTATTGTATCTGAGATAACAAATGGTAAATACAACCTATTAAAATGGGACAAACAAGAAAGAAAATACTATCCTGTAGAAATAAATTTACACGGGACTTGACAAATATATTATTAACCTATATATTAGAAAGAACAGAAAGTTATTATGAGTATAGATTTTGAAAAAGATAGAATGCAATCAGTTAAGCAGATAGATTCTGCTAAAAGATTATCCGACAAAGTGTTGGAGTTAAAAGATTTAGAAGATGAAATTGCAAATGCAGAAGAGTCTTTAAAAAAACTTAAAGAAAAAGCAAAAGCAGTTTCAAACTTTGAAATACCTGCAATGATGGATGATATGCAGATAACAAAATTAAAGCTGAAAGATGGTGAGTCCGTAGAGATTAAAAAAATATACGGCGCATTTATTCCTAAAGAACAACAGGAAGCAGCTTTTACATGGCTTCGTAACAACGGCTTAGGTGATATTATTAAAAATGATATTACTGTTACCTTTGGTAAAGGCGAAGACAACAAGGCAGCATCATATGCTGACCTTGCAAAAGGTCAGGGATTTGAACCAGTTCAAAAGATTGGGGTGAATCCTATGACCTTGAAAGCAATGGTCAGGGAACGTCTAGAGTCTGGACAAGAAGTTCCATCTGACTTATTCAAACCGTTTGAGGGTAACCAAACGAAAATAACGCGAAGATAAAAAGGAGGAACGCGAAATGAGTAACGAGAAACAAGTAGCAACTAAGAAAGCAAACCTACCATCTGCAGGTTTATTTGAAGCAGATGCACAAATGGGTTTTGAGAAAGTGAAGACAGATAGTCTGGCTCCACCAATTCTTAAACTCTTACAAAACGGATCAGCAGAAGCACAGAAACGTAATCAAAAATATGTTGAAGGTGCTGAACCTGGTATGTTTTTAAACACTGTTACGAAACAGTTGTATAATGGTGACAAAGGAATATTAGTTATTCCTTGTTATTATAATTTAGAATATCAAGAATGGGCAGACTATGGTACAGGATCTGGACGTCCTGAAAACATATACCCAGATACGTCTGATGTTCTAGACAAAACTACTAAAGGACCTGATGGCAAAGACAGATTACAAAATGGTAATTACATTTTGACTGTTGGTCAGCACTTTGTAATTATACTTGGTGATAAAGGTTCTGAAACTGCGATGATATCTATGAGTTCATCACAGGGTAAAGTTAGTAGGAAATGGAATTCTATGATGAAGTCTATTAGTTTAGACGGTGAGAATGGTCCATTTACCCCGCCATCGTTTAGTCACATCTATAAGATATCTTCTGTATTAAATACAGGTAAAGGTAATCAATGGTATGGTTTCAACGTGGAAAAACACGCAGTGTTAGAGGATGCTAAAATGTACGAACGAGCTAAGAAGTTCTACATTAGCTTTGCTAATAGAAGCTAATATTAATTTGGGGGCGAAAGCCCCCAATACTTATAGTGGTGATGACAGACTTAGATAAATTTATAAATATATTTGAAGGTTCTTACAGTGCCTACGGTCAAACTAGAAAGACAGACGAGTTTGATGATAGAGGTAAACATAAAACAAAATCTTTTATAATTAAAAAACCACCTACAAAACAAATGTTTCAAGAACATTTGAATGGAAAAGATCCTGCTCTTGGGATCATACCAATCAACGAAGAAAATAAATGTAAGTGGGCCTGTATTGATATTGATTTGTACAATGGCTTTGATCATAAAGAATTAATTAGAAAGATAAAACAACAAGATTTCCCATTAGTAGTATGCAGATCTAAATCAGGGGGTGCACATGTGTTTTTATTCTCTAATGATTTTGTTCCTGCAGTATTGTTTAGAAACAAACTAAAAGAAATGGCTGCTAAATTAGGTTATGCCAATGCAGAAATATTTCCAAAACAAAATAAAGTTGATATGCAAAAAGGTGGTACCGGTAGTTTTTTAAATTTACCATATCACAATGTAAAAATGACTATGAGATATGCGATTAAAGAAGACGGATCTGCAATGTCTATAAATGAATTTTTTGAAGCGCATAGTAAAGTAAAACTATCTGAAGATCAATTATCAAAATTAGCTATAAAAGAAGAAAAAGTTATTGACAATCTACTTAAAGGTGCGCCACCATGTTTAGTTACAATCGCGAAACAAGGAATACCCAACGGTCAAAGAAACAATGCGCTTTATAATTTTGGTGTCTATTGTAAAAAAAGATTTCCTGATACCTGGGATAGAGAACTTTTTAAATACAATGATGCGTACTGTGAACCACCATTAGATAAAAAAGAAGTAGATACATTAATTAAATCTATTGATGGCAAAGAATATAATTACAAATGTAAAGATGAGCCTATCGCATCTTATTGCAATTCTAAAAAATGTGTTATGCAAGAGTATGGTGTGGGCGATGGTGTACCTGAAACAGAGATAAAAGAAATACAAAAATATGACTCTGACCCACCTTTGTATTATGTAACAATAGGTGATGAACAAGTAGAAGTAGAATCACAAGACTTACACGAACCAGATAGATTTTCATTAAAATGTTTAGAACAAATTAATCAAGCCATGCCACCAGTTGGCAAACTAATTTGGAGAAAGGCAATCAATAAATTATTAAAAGATACAATACCAATAGAAGCTCCAGAATCTACAAAAATAGACGTACAGCTTAAAGAATTACTGGTTGACTACACAACTAAGATACCCGGAAAAGAATGGGCAGATATATTACGTGGACTATCTTTTACAGAGGATGAAGTAAGCTATTTTAAATACAAGGACTTTTGGAAATATATATTAAGAACAAAACTTTGGGACACAAAGAAATATACAAAAGCTAAAACTGCTAGAATGTTAGAGACATTGTTTGGAGCAGAAGAGATACCAGGTAAAATAAATAATAAGAGTGTAAGATACCTTGCCATAAAACAACAAGAAATTAATAAACCTATTGTAAGAAAGACAAAGATGAAGGAGCCACCTTTTGCGTAGAATAATTATCCCTGGTCCACCAGGCACAGGTAAAACACATAGACTCATGGAGCTGTTAGATAACGAATTAAATTTAGTTAAGACAGATCCTGGAAAGATTGCATACATAGCCTTTAGTAATGCTGCAGCTGATGAAGCTAAAAAAAGAATTACAAACGATAAAATAATCGTAAGCACCATGCATGCTCTTGGTAGTAGGGAGTTACAATTAAATACTTCCTCTTATTTATTAAAAGGAGAGAAGTGGAAAGGTTTTAAAAATTTTTCTAACATATGTGCTGACCTATCTTTTGAAAGTTATATTAACGAATCAGGATATCCACAATACAAAAACTCTCACATGAAAATTATAGAATATGCCAGAAATAAAAAGCTGTCTTTAGGTGATGCTGCTGTAGAGCTTGATCTACATTACAGCGTAGACATCTGGTTAACCGAACAAATCTATGCAGATCTTGAAACATACAAAAAT